TTATTAGAAAGTGGTGGTTCTTTATATGGTGTGGGTACTGGTAATGCTATAGATTGTAGCAATCCACTAAATAACGAATCTTGTTCAGGATATGCAACAGCATATTTAACACAGCAATGTAATATCACTCAGCTTTATAGTGAATCATGTCCTAGCTATTGGGAAGCCTATGATGACCAACAATGTGATGAAGATCCACAATATGCACCTTTTTGTGCAGGCTATAGACAAGAAGAATCAGTAGCTTTCTTTGATGAGACCAATGTTGACTATGGGTATATTGATGAGCAAGAGCAATTTGCCACAGGTATATTTGAAGATGATCAACATCAAGATAACTTAGGTTTTGAGGATCCAGTAGAAATTATAGAGATATATGAAGAAGAAATGTTTCCATCTTTTGAAGAGTTTGGTGACAACCCTAACGATTATTTTGAAGATCCATTTATAGAAGAGTTTATCGTTTTTTATGATCCTGATCCTTTACCTTTTATAGATGATTTTATGCCACGCCACGATGAGCCTTTTCATCAAGACGAAATATTATTAGAAGAGTTTATTTTTCAAGAAACATTTTTAATTGAAGATTACAGTGAACCAGAAACATTTATTGAGTTTAACAGTGTAGAAGAATTAGAAGAATGGTTTGAAGAAGAAACAAGAGAACACAGTGAAGAAAGAGAAGAAGAACTTGCAGATCTAGATGAACCTGAAGAAGAGTTTATAGAAGAAATATTTGAAGAGGAAGCTGTAGAAGAAGTATTCGAAGCTATAGAAGAAAGATTAGCAGAAGCTGAGGTAGAGGAAGAAAGAATCGAAAGAGAAGAAGTCGTAGAGGAGTTTGAAGAAGTTTTTGAGGAAGAGTTTCAAACTGCGGAAAGAGAAGAAGCTACAGGTAAAAGTTCTATCAGCAGGGATATAGCTTTACGAGTTGTTTCTTCTACGATAGCTACAGCTACACAGAGCGTAAGTGGTACGAACGCAGGTAATAGTGTACATTCCAATGGGACAAGTACTGCATCTGGTAACAGTGTTAACATGAGTTCTACGGGAGCTTCTTCAGGTAACGCAGGAATAAGCACCACCAGTTCTCCGAGTATGTCAGACCAGTTTGCTTCTGCTACAGTACAAACTAATCAAGTATTGGATATGAGTTCTATGTCAGTATCTGGTTCTACAACTACAGATTCTGTAGAAACAACAGATGTAAACACTTCCGTTGTTTCTGTTACAACATCAGCTACAGTACAAGATCAAATAGATACTTCAATAAATTCTATGGATACCTCATCAGACACAGATTCCACAGTAGAGGATTTAATAGCACAGAATTTACAAACAGCACAAGAAGAAGCAGAAGCTCAACAGGAAGAAACAGGTGAATATGGTTCGGAAGACACTGTTATAGCATATATGGGGTTTGTACCAGGATTTAACAGTTATCAAAAAGTTGTTATGTTGGATCAATCACAATGGTATAAGTCAAGAACTATCTATACAGACACTCTTGCAGATAACACAGAAGCGTTTTATGGGTTAGCAAGTAGTAATATCACCAAAATGCGTAATATAATAAATCTACAACCAAATCTATGAAAGTATATTTAACTGAAATGTGTATAGATGAAGAAGTGTATGCTGGTCCAAACATTTTAGCTGAAGATATAATTGAAGCTACCATTATGGCTCATAATATACAGAAAGATTTAGTTGTTATAGGCACACTTGTGGAAATTATAGCTTTAGATGATATTTTTGATGAAACAAAAAATATCACCTTACATTAGGAGAATACTATGGATTGGTTTCAAAATAAAACAACACAAATAATTGCGTTAGTTGGTATAGTGTCAACACTAGCAGGGTTTGGCTACACAGGTGCTACTTATGTAAACCGTATCACTAATCTAGAAGCTAAGATAGGTGGTATAGGAGATACTGAATCAGCTCAACAAATAATAGAAGAAAGATTTGCATCTATAGAAACTTCTGTACAGTTTTTAGAAAAAAATATTGACAGTATTGATGTTCCTGATGTTACAGAAATTAAAACAGACATAGCTACAATCAAAGCTGATTTAGAAAGTCTAGAGAGTAATTTAACTAAACTAGAGAATAAAAACGATAACCCTCTGAACGGATGACTAGTAAAAAAGCAACAGCAAACGATGTCGCAAACGATTTAGCTAAACACGAGATACAGTGTGCAGAAAGATGGAAAACAGCATTTAACGAGTTTTCTGATATAAAAGAAGAAATTACTAATATCAACTCAACGATCAAAACAGCAACTTTTAGTGTATTTGGTTTTATAGGAGCAGTATTTATCGCTATACTAACTAGCGTTGTCTTATAATGAGCAAAGTTTTAATAGGTGTTTTACTTGTGTTAGCTTTAACCACTTATTACTTCTATAGTCAAAATCAGATATTAATTGCAAACAATTCACAGTTAGAAAACGCAGTAGCTACGCAAGAAGAAACAATAAAGTCAATACAAGCAGACTTTGAATTACAAACTCAACAACTTCAAGAACTTAGTGTAAAAAGTCAAAAAGCACAAAGAGAATTAAGTAGATACACACAGTTTATACAAAATTATGAGTTAGCATCTAAAATACTTGCTGACCCTGTAGAAATGGAGAGGAAAATAAATAATGGAACAAAGCATATTATGGAAGACATCGAGAAAATCAGTAGCACTATTGATGGTCTTGATAATGGCTTGCAGTTGCAGCCTGTTACCAACTAAACAAATACAAGTAACTGCTAAACCTATTGAAAGGCAGATAGTACAACCTATCATGCCGAGAGAAATCAACCTTAAAGAACTACAATGGATAACTGTAACACCTGATAATTGGGAAAATCAATTAGCAAGAATAGAACAACAAGAAGGTGAGTTAGTGTTCTTAGCTATGACTATACCTGATTACGAAGTCATGGCTTACAATATGCAAGAAATTAAACGCTATATTGTTGAATTGAAAGATGTCGTAGTATACTATAGGAAAGTAACAACTTCTGAGGAAACTGAATGAATATATCAAAAGAAGGCATAGCTTTAATTAAAAAATTTGAAGGTTGTGAACTCACAGCATACCAAGATGCTGTTGATGTGTGGACAATCGGTTATGGACACACAAAAGGTGTTAAAAAAGGTGACACCATAACTAAAGAAGAAGCTGATTCTATGTTAATGCATGAGCTGTTAGAGTATTGTAGTCATGTAGAAAATGCAGCAGAAGTACCTTTAAAACAATGTATGTACGATGCGTTAGTGTCTTGGACATACAATCTTGGTCCAACAAACCTAAAATCAAGTACAATGCTTAAATTCTTAAACGCAGAAAACTATGAAGAAGTTCCGACACAGATAAAACGCTGGAACAAAGCAGGTGGAAAAGTGTTAGAAGGATTAAAACGAAGAAGAGAAGCAGAAGCTCTGTTGTTTGAAGGTAAAGACTGGACAGGAGTGTAGTATGCCATTAAGTAAGTTTGTATTTAAACCTGGAATCATGAGGGAAGGTACAGATTATGATAACGAAGGTGGTTGGTTTGATGCTAATTTAGTTAGATTTAAAGCAGGTAGACCACAAAAAATAGGTGGTTGGCGTAAAGACAATAGTAATACTTTTTTAGGCACTTGTAGAGCTTTACACGGTTGGCTGACTTTATCAGGCACAAAACTTTTAGGGTTAGGCACAAATAAAAAATACTATATCGAAGAAGGTACAACTTTTAATGACATAACTCCTGTAAGATCAACAACAAGTGCTGGAGATGTAACTTTTGCTAAAGTAGGTAATGGAGATGCTACACTCACGGTTAGTGACACAGGGCATGGAGCAGTAGCTGGTGATTTTGTCACCTATAGTGGTGCAGCTAGTTTAGGTGGAAACATTGTAGCAAATGTTTTAAACCAAGAATACGAAATAGCAACTATTGTTAACGCTAATTCTTATACAATAGAAGCTAAAGACACTAGTGGAACAACAGTCTTAGCAGCAGCAGGAGATAGTGGTAATGGTGGTAGTAGCACAGTAGGAGCATATCAAGTCAACACAGGATTAGATGTTTTTGTAGCTTCTACAGGTTGGGGTGTAGGTCTTTGGGGGGATGGAACATGGGGAAGCTCAACTGCTTTAACACTCGGTAATCAACTTAGACTCTGGTCACATGACAATTTTGGTGAGGATTTAATAATAAATCCAAGAGGTGGAGGAATTTATTACTGGGATGCTACTAATGGTGCCACAACAAGAGCTTATGATTTATCTACACAAAGTGGAGCAAATTTAGTACCAACTGTCGGTTTACAAGTTTTAGTTAGTGAAACGGATAGACATGTAATAGTTTTAGGATCTGACGCAATATCTGGTAGTTCAAGAACAGGTTCTGTAGATCCCATGCTTATAGCTTTTAGTGATCAAGAAAACCCACTCGATTTTGAACCTGCTACTACAAACACAGCAGGTAGTTTAAGACTTTCGGAAGGTAGCCAAATTATTGGTGGTGTGAAAGCCAGACAAGAGGTGTTAGTTTGGACAGACACAGCGTTGTACTCTATGCAGTTTATCGGACCACCTTACACATTTGGATTAAATTTAATCAACGATGGTAGTGGTCTTATAAGTCCTAAAGGTGCCATAAGTGGTTCTAGTGGAGTTTACTGGATGGGGTACGATAGTTTTTATGTATATAACGGAGCAGTGCAAAAAATATCTTGTAGTGTTCTTAGCTATGTGTTTGATGACTTTAATGTAGGTCAAGCGTTTAAAGTTTTTGCATTTAACAACAGTGAATTCAATGAAGTAGGTTGGTATTACCCTTCAGCTAGTTCTGATGATTTAGACCGTTATGTAGTTTACAATTATGCAGAACAGGTGTGGACTATAGGTCAACTTAACAGAACAGCATGGCTAGACTCTGGTGTAGAAAATTACCCTAGAGCAACTACAGGGAATTATTTATACGAACAAGAGTTTGGTTATGATAACGATGGTAATCCTATGACTAATGTGTTTATAGAAAGCAGTGATTTTGACATAGGTGACGGAGAAAGTTTTGCGTTTGTAAATAGAATTATTCCTGACATTAAGTTTTTAAGTAACAGTGATGCTGGTAAAGTTAACATAGTGTTAAAAACTAGAGATTTTCCAGGAGACACCCTAACTACAGCTAGTACAACCCAGATTGCTGCTAGCACTTCTAAAGCAGATGTGCGAGCTAGAGCAAGACAAATAACACTAAGGTTAGAATCAGATGACGACGCTGCTAATACAGGTAATGACAATGTAGGTTGGCGTTTAGGTGCCACAAGAATGAATGTAAGATCTGACGGAAGCAGATGAGTAAACTACTCCCTACTCGTTTACCCATAAGTTTCTCTCCTCAAGTAGAATCTGACACATACAATAGATTAGTTCGAGTATTAGAACTTAATTTAGGTCAGTTTAATCCAGACAACACACGACAGATAACAACTTCTGAAAGAAACACACTCTATTTTGATCCAGGAAGTTTGATTTGGAACACATCTATTGGTGTGTTACAAGTTTATACAGGAAGTTATTGGATTGACATAGGTACACCCACGAATCCATTAGGGTATGAAGCTCAAGCACTACTTGGTAGTGTTTCAGTAAAAACTAATGGAGATATTACAATTGAGTTAACACGATATGCCTAAACCATTTTATTACAACTGCACACTAGATAGAGTTATTGACGGAGATACGATTGATGTAAATATCGATCTCGGTTTTGACATAGTGCTTACTAAACAACGAGTAAGACTAGCAGGTATAGATACACCAGAAAGCAGAACTAGAAACCTTGCTGAAAAAGCATTAGGACTAAAAGCAAAAGAAAGACTTATAGAACTTTGTGGTAAAGAACTACAAGTACAGTCTCTGGGTAAAGGCAAGTATGGCAGGATATTAGGTATTCCGCACACCATAGATGGTGAAGATATCTGTGCTATGTTAATAACAGAGGGACACGCTGTGGAGTACTGGGGTGGTAAAAAGGTTAAAGTTTGGGGTTAAAGTCTAAAAACTGACTCCCCAGATGGTCTCCAGGGAGTTTTTAGTAATGAGTTAAGGGTAAACTACCCTTTGTTTTGAGTAGAAGTAGCTACGATTAGACCTTGTTTAATCATATACTTAACTAAACTAGGTTCTAATTTACCGTGTTTGTCTAGAACTTTATGTATTAGTTTATTATAGTGATCGCTAAGATAAGGCAATTTATTAAAACTGGCCTCGAGTTGTTTATAGGTTATAGGTCTATCTTTGTATAGAAAAATAATACAGTAGTCTAGAACACAAAGAACTCTATTCATTTTAGTTTTAGGTTTATAGTGACCGTCGCCAGCAGAAGTTCTTTTTCTACCTTCTGGACTAAGTTTAAGTAGACTTGTATTAAAGTCGTAATCCTTATTTTCTTTAGCTTTAGTTAGCTTGATGGTTTTTCTACCTATCTGTTTGTGGAACTTAGAACTTTCCATATGTTCAAAGTCTACATTTGCGTCTCGTAAACTTTGACTCAGTTCCTTATAGCTAGGATGCTCAGGATGAAACTTGTGTAACAGTACGCAGAACGCTGTTACGAATTCTTTCCCGTGTGGTTCTATAGCTCGGTTAGGTCGTTCTTTATACTTTTTACTGTCAGATATAGCATGGGCATATTCGTGTAATACAACTGACCAGCATAGTGCCCATTGTCTAGGTAATTCTATTTCGTGATGTCTAACTCGATTCCAGCATTTTGCATATCGTCTATCACCATTTACAAATGTAGTGTCAACACGCATACCTTTATATATCTTGTTTAGGTTATTTATAATAAACAAACATTGTTGTTCGTTAAGTTGATCACTACCTTTACCGTTCCAACTAGATTTGTTTTCCCAGTCGTAAACTTTTTGTCGTTGCCTATCTCTCATTTTCTTCTCCTGTAAGTACCGTTAGAAAAGGGGTTAAAGTTTTTAGGTTTACCATCCTCACCAAGTATATAGTCTCCTACAACAGCTAAACCTGCAGCTGTATGAAGTTTATATATTTTGTCATCTTTAATAAGATTACATATATCTCTAAGTTGTTCATGTAAACAGGAAGTTCCTGTTGATTGCCACTCATATTCAGATTTTAATACAAGCCAGTGGGATACTGTGCCATCTCCAAAAACACCATAGTCTGAGTAGCAGGTTTCCCAACTTACCATGTCGTTGCCGTCTTCGTCAATTAATCGTTTAGCGAAATGCTCAATACTTTTGTTCATAAGTTATTCTCCTTTCTTAATTACTTATACACCCATCATATACTCATTTACTTTAAAAGTAAAGGAGTTTATTAAATTAATTATTACTATTTCTTATTCCAGAATTTTTATATATGATTGTATGTATCAGTGTACAACTGCAGCTTCTCTGGTGGAGCAATTAACCTGCTTAATGATAACAGTACGCACAAGAGAGGTTTAATTTCGTAGTGGTTAGGGAACAAAGTCCAAGACAAGGTATAACAGGAGTTGCTGAGTATTTAGCTGCTCAAGGACGCAACGGCGACACAAACCTAACACACACAACTACAGGTGAAACCATTATTCCTGAAGAGATTCTAGCCAAGAATCCTGGACTTAAAAAAGATCTACAACTAGCTTTTGAGTATGAAGATATTCCGATGGAACAATATGTTGTTGGTTCTGGTATTATGTCAGTTAACCCAGAAACAGGGTTGTACGAAGCAGGATGGTTAAAAAAGACATGGAAAAGCGTAAGAAAAACTGTTAAAAAAGCTGGTCCAGTTATAGGAGCAGCAGTAGGATTTATGATAGGTGGACCAATGGGTGCATCAATCGGAGCTGGGGTAGGAACAAAAACTTCAGCAATGCCGAAAGAAAACATATTAAGAAACATGGCTCTAGCTTATGGCGGAAGTGCAGCACTACAAGGTGCAGGCATGGGTGGAGCAATAGAAGCAGCAAGAAATCAAGGGATAGGTGCATTCTTTAAAGCATCTAACTGGACACCAATGGCTGCTGGGCAAACAGGTATACAAGGATTTTTCCAAAACATGGGTTCTGGTTTAGGTAGAAATTTAGGTTTTGGTGGAAAAATAGGATTAAGTAATAGTCAGATTGCTGCTCTAGAAGCAGAAATGGCAGCCAGTGGTGTTGATTCTGTAACAGCTGCAATTAATTTAGGTATGGATCCTAAAATTGTCAGCCATTTAGGTAGCACTATAGGTGGAGGAGCATATGGTCCAGGAGTATTTAGCTCTGTAGGTTCTTCGTACACTGCACTCAACCCACTAGAACAGTGGGCAGTACAAACAATGGGAGATGCTGCATTAGGTATACCTAATCAAACACAAGGAGAAATGTCTGGTATGGGTAATGCTCCTGCGTACATGACTCGTAGTTTAAGTGCTGGTCCAAGTATTTCTAATCAACCAGTACAAGGTTCTACACCAACAGGCAGTAATACTGGAGTTCTTAGTTTACCTGGAGGATCTAGTTCAACTATGTCTTCTTCTAATGCACCTGTTAGTCAATATGCTTCTGCGTTAGACAGAATTAATAGAGGCAACAATTTATTAGAAACTAGAGGCATTAACTCTAATTTAACAAACGAAAGCCTCGCAGCTCCAGGACTTATGTCTCTAAACACACCATTCCCTACATTCTCACCTCCAGTATATGCACAGGCAGGTGGCTTTGGGCAAGACTTAGTGATGCAACAACAACCTCACAGTCACCCACAACTACATAGTCATGTATCTGGTCCACAAAAACTCGAAGGTGGTGGTCGTTTTATAGGTGACAATAGACAAATGTTTGCTGGTGGTGGTGTACACATGGGTGGTGGACAAGTTTCTGGTCCAGGTGGAGAAAAAGAAGATTTAATTAACGCAAAACTTTCTAACAACGAATTCGTAATGACGGCTGACGCAGTTAGAGGTGCAGGCAACGGTAGTATAAACAAAGGTGCAGATATGATGTACAAAATGATGAATAAATTTGAGAGCATGGTATAATGGCAGATAATCAAACAACAACCAGTTACACTCTCCCCCCACGATATATACAAGATTTTCTTGCAGGAAATCAACAAGGTGTAGCTGGTTTATTCCCCTTACTTAACCAATCTTTACAGAATCAGTTTCAAACAATGGGAGATCCTGGAGCCACACCATACACATATGGTGGTGAGCGTATTGCTGGATTTTCTCCTAGAGAATTAGAAGCTTTTAAACTTTCTGATCAAGCTATCGGAAGTTATATGCCTTATTTAAACAGGCAACAAGATTTATATGAATCAGGTTTACAGTCAGGAATCAGTGGATTACAAGAAGCTGGTGGTAGATTAAGAGGTTTAGAAGGTATACAAGACAGAGGTTTCGGCAGAGCTGAACAACTCTTTGGTTCAGGAACTGGTGAAATAATGCGTGGTGCTGACAGAGCATCTGGTTTAGCTAATCTAGGAACACAAAGAAGTTTAGCTGGGTTAGGTGACGCAACTTCTACAGCTCGAGGTGCATATGGTTTATTAGGTAGTCAACTCGGTGGTTCTAACTTAACAGCTCGTGGTACTTTACAAGATGCTGCAAGAACTTCGTTAGGTGCAACGCGAGAGTTTGACCCAATGTCGGCTTCTAGGTTTATGAATCCTTTTGAAAATCAAGTAGTACAACAAACTCTTAGAGATGTTCGTGAACAAGGTTCTATGGCAGATCAACGCAGAAGAGCTAACGAAGTAGCAAGTGGTGCGTTTGGTGGATCTAGATCTAGATTACAAGCCAGTGAATTAGCTGATGCACAAAGACAAGCAGAAATAGAAGCTGTTGGTCGTTTACGCATGGGTGGTTTCGGTAATGCTCAACAACAAGCACAAAATGCTTTTGAACAACAACAAAGAAGACAAGCTGGAGCTGCAAGTCAACTCGGTAATATTGCTGGTGGTCTAGGTAGTCTAGCTGGGCAACAAGCTACAGCAGGTCAAAACCTTGCTAACCAGTTTGCTAATTACGGACAAGCTGGTGGTCTAGCTTTACAAAACTTAGGTGCAACAGAAGCTGGTCTCGGTGGTATGCGTGGTCAAGCATTGGGTAATCTAGGTTCTAATGTAGCTAACTTAACAGGTCAGCGTGTAGGGTTAGGACAAAATATTGCAGGTAGTTTAGGTAATTTAGGTTTACAACAAGCAGGGTTAATGCAAAATACTGGTGCAGGTATTGGTCAATTAGGTGGTCAGCTAGGTGCACTACAACGTCAAGACATTGGACTCCTAGGTTCTGTTGGTGGTGCTAACCGTAAGATGGATCAAGCTATTAACGATTTAGCTTATCAAAACTTTGTAGGTCAGTACAATTTACCAACTCAACTCTTAGGTCAGTACTCTGGTATTGCTCAAGGTATCGCACCTCTAGGTGGAGCACAAAGTAATCAAACAACTGGCACACCTGGAATAGACTACAATAGCTCAGCGTTAGGTGGGTTTTGGAATGCGTTAGGTAATACATATATGGGAGGTGGTTAATGGCTGTTGATCCGAGAATGTTAGAAGAAGCTCTGCGTATGAATGATGAACAAGAAAGAGACAAAATGCTTTCACAGTCAGGAAGAGCTCCAGGTGGTGGTGTCATGGATATGCTTACCCCTAGCTTTAATGAAGTACAGTTTGCTGAAGCAGGAGCATTACCACCGTTAAACTTAAATTTAAACTTTGACCCACAAGAGTATCTAAATGTTTCTAGTTCAACACCTTTTGCGTTAAAAGACGGTATAGAAAGAGAAATAGAATCTATTCTTACAAACGCAGACGCTGGTGATGAAGAAGATGGATTAAGAGCTATAGCTGCACTAGGTTTAGATGGGGCAGATGCAAGTCCTGAAGAAAAGTCACAAGGGTATAAGGAGTTTTCAGATTTAGTACAAGAAGGTGGGATAGCTGCAGTAGAGGAATTCGTAAGATCTATTTACGCTCCTGACGAAGACAACGAAGAAGCAATCCCAGAATGGGCACTTCCTGCTTCTGTGTTTGGTACATTCCTTATGAATGAACCTGGAGACTGGAAACAAGCAGTACTACAAGCTAGAGGCAAAACTGCTGCTACTATGCTAAAGAAACGAACAGTAGATAAAACTGCAAAAGATAAGTTAGATCTAGACATAAGGAAAAAAGCACTAGATTTATATACTGCAAGCAAAGCTGGTGATAAACCAACAGCAACTAGCCTCGTGGGTCTCGTAGGTAAAGTGACTCCTGAATCTTTAGCTAAGTATGAAATATCTGGTAAATTAGGTGATTTAGTTTTAATTAAAGATACAAAAGATGTTGGTGATTTATTAAAAGACTTTACAGCTGCATCTGTAGCTAAGTTCCAACAATCTGGTGATTATAACGATCTCGTCGGAG